GGTCAAAAGCTGGTTCAGGAAGCCAGTCGTCCATCGAGGGTAAGACTGTAAAACCTTTCAAGATTCAGGATTTAGATATGAGTAAGCCAGAAGATCGTGCTAAATATGCAGAGTATCGCAAAGAACGAGATTCAAAACCTACTCAGATTAATTTAACAAATAAATAATAAAGGAAAACAAAAATGGCAAGTGAAACAACAAGTTCTACATTATCAGAACTTTATGTAGAGATAGTGGCAGAAGCATTGTTTGTAGCAAGTGAAAGATCAGTAATGAGACCACTTGTGAAAAATTATGCTATAACAGGCGGTGGAAAAGTGGTTCAGATTCCCATATATGCGGCAGTTACTGCGGCGACAGTATCGGAAGCAACTGATTTATCTAACACAGCAATAACTCCAACTTCTGTATCTATTACAGCAAGTGAAAATGGAATCATGACAACATTAACGGATTTAGGTAGAAATGCCTCTCCTCGAAATGTTGCGGGAGACATTGGAAAATTGTTTGGAGAAGCTATTGCAAAAAAAATAGATGTAGATTTAACTGCATTATTTGATGGCTTTTCACAAGAAGTAGGAGACGGAACAGCAGTACTAAGTGCGGCTAATGTATTTAATGCAGTAGCAGTATTAAGAAAAACTGCAGTTCCAACATCGGAAATATCAGGAGTATTTCACCCTCTAAATGCGTATGACTTAAAAAGCAATTTAACAAATACGTTTGTTGGTAGAGATACTGATTTATCAAATGAAGCATTAAGAAATGGTTTCGTTGGTAATGTAGCTGGAGTTAATATATTTGAAACTTCAAATATGGCAGACAGTTCTGGTAACAATCCAGGAACAACAGGCGATTACAAAGGTGCTGTATTTCAAAAAGATGCTCTAGGTCTTGCAATAATGCAAGATTTGAAAATTGAAACTCAAAGAGATGCGAGTTTAAGAGCAGATGAAATTGTAGCAACTGCTGTATATGGAGTTGGAGAACTTCACGATACTTATGGTGTTGAACTAAACGTAGATTCATCATTACAATAATCGTACTTTTATCAGGGGGAGCAATCTCCCTGATAATCAAAAGGAGAAATTATGAATGTAAAATTAACAAACGGAAAAAAGATTATTGAAAGAAGCAAACTACAATATGAAGCCAATATAAAACACTTTGCGATGAGGGGTTTTAAATTAGTTTCAGATAAGGTAGAAGAAGTTAAAAGCGATGCTGAAAATATCGTTAAGTTAAAACCAAAGAAAAAAGGGAAAAAGAAATGAAATATATTACTAAATATTGGAAATTAGCAAAAGATAATCCCAAAGTAACTGCTGGAATTATTATTGGTGTTATAATTATTATAACTTGGATAAAGTAATATGGCTACTAATTTTACAGGATCAGATGTCATAGCGGCTTCTGATGTAACTGCTTATCAAACTGATGCATTTGATTTTGGTATTGCAAGTGGAGATTCAGAAGTAACGACTTGGTTAGCCCAAACTACTAATGATATTTTTAGAGATTTAAGAATTAAGTGGTGGCCTATTTATAAAACAAATATCTATACCGACATTACTGTTTTAAATACAGCAGAAATGTCGAATACAAAGGTTAATTTAAATCAGTTTAAAAGAGCTGGTGTGTACTTATTCTTGTCGAGATTTCTATTACCAGCTTTAACCAAGTTTAGATCGGAAACAGACAAGGATAGATTTGAAAGAATGATTGAATTTTATTCTTCAGCTCATCTTAAAGAATTTCAATCTATTTTAGACGATGGTGTTGAATACGATTCCGATGCTGGAGGAACAATCGTTAGTAGTGAAAGAGAACCTTTACACGCATACAATAGATTAAACAGATAAATGGCTGTTGCTGTTCATGTTAAAACGAATGTTAAATACGTTCAAAAGAATATAAGAAATTTCCAAAAACGATTCCCCAACGAAATTAAAAGAACATTATTAAAGTCAGGTTTTTTATTACTAACCATTATAAAGGAATTAACTAAAAAAGGTAAAAGTTTTAAAAGAAGAAAATTTCCAAAATATAGTAAAGGTTATGAAAAATGGAAAAGAGAGTATTCAAAAAGCAGAGCAAGTAATGTTGTTGATTTAATGCTAACTGGACGAATGATGCAATCCTTAACTCCTGACAGTACCGTTAAGGCAAAAGGAAAAAATAGAGTGGAGCTGAAGTTTAGTAATGAAGATATGAGAGATAGAGCATTTAGAATTCAAACAGGAGTAGGGCAACCTATAAGACCTTTCTTTGGTTTTGACAAAAGGACAGAAAAAATTATAAATAAGGAGTTTGAAAAAGAAATTGGCAAAAGAATGAAAAGAATGAGAATATGAGTGTAAGAGAAAACATAGCAGATAATATTAAAACAGTTATAGATGCAATCAGCAGTCCTGATGTCAAGCTAGTTTCAAGACAACCTTTTAATATTGATGAACTATCACAACAACAATTCCCTTGCGTTCTTGTTCAAACATCAGAAGAAAATAGGGAAGATCAAGAATTGGGAAGTGGTGCTAAAACTAGGACAGGAACTATTGATTTTATTGTCAATGGGTTTGTTCAAGGTTCTAATACCAATATTGATACATTGAGAAATGCTCTCATTACAGCTATTGAAACTGCTTTGGAAACCGATATAACTAGAGATTCTAATGCTATCGACACAGAAGTTGTTCGTGTTGAAACTGACGAGGGAACTTTATTTCCTGTTGGAGGTATTGTAATGACTATTAGATGCATGTATCAGTATCAATCAGGAACACCATAAAGAGAAATAAATGAAGATGATATTGACGAAGAAGAAAAAAAGTAATAAAAGAAATTATGGCTAAAGACATTAAATTATACAAAGATGGTAATGAGGTTACTATTAACGAAACTCAACTTGATAATTTTTTGGATTTAGGTTGGAAGCAAGAAAAACAAAACAAACAAACAAGTAAAAAGGAAACTAAAACATGGCAACACATCACGGAAAAGAAGGCGTAGTAACTGCTGGTGGAACAGGTGTTGGGGAACTAACAGGCTTTACACTAGAAACTACTGCTGATGTTGTAGAAGATACTCAATTATCTGATTCAACTAAATCATTTATAGCTGGAAGAACATCATTTTCAGGAACTTTAGAAATGAGTTATGATGAAACTGATTCACCGCAACAAACTTTAACTGCTGGAAGTTCAATTTCTTTTGTACTGTTACCAGAGGGTAATACATCAGGAGATGAAGATTTTACAGGAACAGGAATTGTTACAGGTATGTCTATTAATGACTCATTGGATGCAATAGTTACAAGATCAATTACTTTTCAAGGTACAGGAACATTAACAAGATCAACTGTATAACTTAATTTATGAAGGTTATTGACCGAGCTAAATCTCATTTTGAAAGTTTGGGAGTTCAACATATTGAAGTTCCTGAATGGGAAGATGAACATGGTCAAGCAACAATCATTTATTGGAATCCAATCACTTTAGGAGAAAAGAAAAAAATCTTTTCAAAAGCTGATAGTGCTGGAGTTATGGTTGTGAACGATGTCGGTATTCTTGCTGATATTGTAGTCATGAAATCTCTTGACAAAGACGGAAAAAAACTTTTTGTTCCTGAAGACAAAATTGCTATTATGCACAAAGTAGATTCTGATGTCCTTGCCAAGATAGCAACAGCCATCATGAAGACTCCTACCTTTGACGATCAAAAAAAAAAATAAATTCTGACATAAGCCTAAAAAATATGTTAGTAGTTGCTGATAGGTTGAAGATAACTTTTTCAGAATTACTAAATATGACTGAAGAAGAATTCAATCTTTGGTTAGGCTTTCTAAGTATAGAGCAAAACCATCATGAATCTGAAATGAGAAAAGCGAGACATAAATAATGGCACAAAATTTACATATTAATATCCTTGCAAAAGATAGAACAAAACAAGCATTAGGTGCGGTACAAGCTGGATTGGGAAGATTAAAAGGTGCTGTTTTTTCTATCCAGTCAGCATTATTAGGAGTGGGTGGTGCTTTAGTTATTCGTTCTTTAACCAAAGTCGGAAGTGAAGTTGAAAATTTAAAAATCAGATTTGCATTTTTATTCAAAGGAATGGAAGAAGGCAATAAAGCCTTTGATGAATTAATTGACTTTGCCGCTAAAGTTCCTTTCTCTCTTGAAGAAATTAGTACTGCATCAGGAAATCTTGCTGTCGTATCTAAAGACGCAGAAGAACTCGCAGAAGTTCTAGCTGTTACTGGTAATGTTGCAGTTGTTACAGGATTGGATTTTAGACAAACTGGTGAACAAATCCAAAGAGCATTTTCAGGTGGTATAGCGGCCGCAGATGTATTTAGAGAAAGAGGTGTTCGTGATTTATTAGGATTTGAAGCTGGTGCAAAGAAAACAGCTAAACAAACCAAAGAAGCATTTTTTAAAACATTTGGACCAGATGGAGAATTTGGTA